CTGAATTTTGCGCGAGGTGTGAAAGAAACTCTGCTCTTTTACGTTTAGCATCACCAACTTCAGTTCTTTGATTTGGTTCGTTAACTTTACTTAAAATTTTCTTTTGTGGAACCGCCTTATAGTTTTTAGGTTTTCCCTGATATATTTCTTTGCCTGGAAGGTTAAACTTAGTTTCTTTAGGATCTGTTGAAACTACACCATGTGTGGTCAGATTAAACGTATCTTCTGTCGAAGCAGTAAGATGCCTTGAGCCAGAAAAGAAATTTTCGCTAACGTTTAACCACATAATAGAATTACGCTTATCGTCTTCTGTTCCTGAAGATGTATCTAAATTTGTCGATTGTTTAAGTGTAGCAACAGGTGCCTTTGCGCATAGATTTTCATACGTATCAAACTCATATGATTCTTCACCGTCTCTCTGGTTTTTATACAGAGCATATGTTGAAGATGGGCTTTTAGAGGCTACGTGTTCGTCATTAAGCTTTTGAAGACACTTTAACGGATGTTCGTTGCCAAAAACTAATCGACGCTTTTCTTTCGTTGCTTCGCCGATGTTAATTTTACTTTCAGTTTTGAGGTTTTCTTTTAAGATGTCTTCAACAACTTTAGAAGTTTTATCGTTCCAACTTTTTTGTACATAATTGCCTTGCGCGTTCAGAAATTCTGGTGCAACACATTTAATAGTATAACTTTTGGCGTGCAAAGAACCTTGTTTTGCTTGAGCTTCATCACTCAAGTTGGAACCTTCCAACTGTTTCATTTTGAATCCAACTTGTCTGCCCATATCATCTTTAAATCTAATAATCACATCTTGATCGTAAGAGCCGTTTATTTTGTTTTTACCAATGGCGTCTGTAGGATCCACTGCCTGTATTTCACAAGCGGGTCCAAGAGCGTTTAGCAAATCTTGATGTATCCGGACCTCATGGGCCATTGCTTGATTTGGATCCGTCAAGTCAACTCCACCAATTTTCAATTCTGTAAATTCAATATCACCTATTGCCAACTTATTCCTCCAACAATTCTGTCAAATTATTAACAGCCAGTTGAGCTTGGTCTTTATCTATTAACCTTACTGACTTATTATACTCATTTTTTTCAACTTCATACTGTAAATAAGTAATAGGAGTCCAATAAACCAACTCCTCCTCACTGATGTTGTTAGACACTGCCGAAACTGCAGTTACAACTGTATTACAACCGCTTTCTGTTCCATAAATTCGGCTATTTGCACCTAAAGTAACTTCGTCGCTGGTATAAAAAGAACCGCTGACGTGTCTGATGTAAACTGTGTTTCCTGATGTTGAAAGAACTTGACCTTTACCCAAGTAGTCTTGTTTCAATTGGATATTACAAATTTCATCAACTACAAAGGAAGTGTTGCTAACCGTGTAAGAAATTACTTTGTTGGTGTTCGTTGACCAATCGAGCTCTTTTCTAATGTAATTTTGAATTGATGTGCCATTAGCATAGTTAGGATTCCAGTATTTCTGTTGAGAAGCTGTTAATGCGTTATATTCGCTTCTCGAAATAGGCTCTTGCTGCTCCCAATTGTTTCTGTAAAACTTAACCTTAGACTGTGCTGCATACAACGAACCATATTTTTTTTCGAGATACTCGGCAAGTTCGTCCTCAGAAAGATACCACTCGTAGTACGGATCGGATATATTATTTCCAAGATATATCAACCATGATTTGTAAGGGTCAGCATAATATCTATTACTTAATTGATCTGCTCTTTCGCCAGAACTTAAATCATAAGGAAAAAAGATGTAAGGATTTCTTGATATCCTGTCTAACAGAACAACTCTGCGTGTGATGTCAACAATCTTGTTGTTGCTGTAAGTAATTTCAGGAAACTTATCAAAATACTTGTCCATTATTCAATCTCGCTTCTGTACCAGAACTGCATTTCTTGTAGGTTCAACGTAAGAGTAACCATGGTTGGTGCACCATTTTTGTGAAATGAGGGAACAGGTGCACCCGTATAGCTTGCCTGTACAGAAGTAATGATACAAGGCTTGAAGCGCATGTGTCCGAAAATGTCGTTAGGATACATTCGAATCAATGCGACTAAAGGATAAGTTAAAAGGAAACCTGCAAGCGATTCTGGTGATGCTGCTTTTTTACATTCAGTTACAATGTTCTTAATAGTGTCAGATTCTTTCTTGTTTCGTGGTGTCAATGTCCAACTTAAAGAAAACTGTCTATATTCTGGTCTTTGAAATACTAAAAACATGAGAGGATTAAGTGCTAGTCCTCCATTATATACAGCACCACCAAGCGCCGCCGCTTGTAAACCTAAACCTGCTACTGCAGATCCAACTTGAGCGCCAGCTGGGCCACCAATCGCTCTACCCGCTAGTCCTGCTGCAGGTTGAATTAAGCTTGTTAAAGAAACATTCGACCAATGCACTGCCAAAGTGTCATTGATCTTCATAGGGAGAGGAAGTTTTATTCCTCCTGAAGGATTAGCATACTTAACTAAGCTATTAAACTGCTGTCTTATGTTGTATTCAACAAACTGAATCTGGGTGTAAAAATTGCGACCGTTGGCTATTAGATCGTTAGGAAAAACTGTTCCGCTGGTATTGTCTTTTCGATCCAGAGGCTTTGGAAAATTGGGTGTAGGTAAATCTGTTGGAAAAAGTGACATATCCTGCGCTACATAAATAGATTGACTTGATATTATTTATTACGGTTTAGCATGGCTTTTAAAGGGTTTTTCAAACCAAAGAATCCCCACAAATACAAAGGAAACCCAACCAACATAGTTTACAGATCTAGTTGGGAGTTCAAACTCATGACCTATTTAGATGAAAGAAAAGAGGTTTTGAGTTGGGGATCTGAAGAGATTGTTATACCTTATCGATCTCCAATAGACGGCAAAATCCACAGATATTTTCCAGACTTCATTGTAACAAAAATAAATAATGAAGGTAAGAAAGAAACTGCATTGATAGAGGTCAAACCACAACACCAAACCGTTCCTCCAAAACAGCCAACCAAACTATCCAAGAAATACCTAACTGAGGTGAAAACTTGGGGCATCAATGAGGCGAAATGGAAGGCGGCGAATGAATACTGTAAAGATCGTGGTTGGACGTTTCATATATTCACTCAGAAGGAACTAGGAATTAAATAATGGCAGGGCAAGACGACGAGTTTATTCAGATTTTAAAAAGCTCCGCCACAGAGTTAGCTGAAGGCGCAAAGAAAGCGATTGACTGGTTCAAAGACAAAATTTCTCAAGTAACCAAAAAGCTTACACGAACCCCGAATCAGGTGTTTACCAAAGACGCTACCCCTGAAATTGGCCAAATGTATATGTTTGTGTACGATCCCAAATACAAAGACACCTTGCCTTTCTATGACATGTATCCTCTCGTTTTTCCGATTGAATTTTATGGAGATGGATTTCTAGGAATAAATCTTCATTATCTACCCCCTCTCGCGCGAGCGCAGCTTTTGTCAAATTTGAAAAGACTAGCAAACAACAATAAATATGACGATAGCACTAAACTAAACATATCCTATGAAATACTCAAAGCTCACGCTATAAGATTTAAAGGATTTGAAAATTGTATTAAGCGATATTTGTTTGCTCATGTAAGAAGTAGCTTTCATCAAGTTACTTCTTCTGACTGGGATAAAGCGGTATTGTTACCGCTTCAAAGATGGAAAGTTAACCCTAATAGAAAATACGCCCGTCAGCCACCATACTAAGGTAAGAAATGTCTTTTAACGTAAGTCGATTCAAGCAAAACATAAACGATTTTGGTTACGCCAAACCTAATCTTTTTGAAGTGTTTGTAGGAACACCTAGATTCCTTCAAAACAAAAACATAAGAATAGGTAATAGAGAAACTTCAGTCAAGGGATTAAACGAGCTTCTTCGTTTTCGTATTGAACAAGTTATAGTTCCAGGCGTGTCACTAATGTCTGTAGACACTAATCGTTATGGAATCGGTCCCACACAGAAAATGCCGTTCAACGCCCAGTATACTGACACAACCTTTTCAATATTGCTCGACAGAAATACTGACCTTTGGGATTTTTGGTACAATTGGACAAACGGTATTTTCAATTTTAATGGTCAAGAGCCAGATGGCAACAATGTTTTCACAGGCGGTAGAATACCAACGTATACTACAGAATATAAAGACGAATATTCAACGAATATGATGATCGTTATGTATGATCAAACTGGTAAAACAGTAAAAACAGTTAATTTGTATGAAGCTTTCCCTTCTTCAATCAGAAACATTCAGTTGGGTTGGAATGATAACAACAATCTGATAAGATTGGCAATATCTGTAACGTACAGCAGCTATACCATTGTTGGATCAAATTTAAATGAAAATAGTAGCCAGCCTTCAACTGGCAGGGCTTCTTCTACTACTACCACTGGAGTGATATCTGTTTAATTCTTGGAGTAAATAATGAACAACCTACCGAAAATTGACTATCCTATACTGAATATAAAATTACCTTCAACAAAGAAAAGTTTGACGTTCAGACCATTTCTCGTAAAAGAGGAAAAGATACTTTTGATGGCAAAAGAAAGCAAAAATGATGCTGATATTTTCACCGCCATCAAACAAATCGTTCAAAACTGTTGTTTAGAGAAAAAATTTGACGTTAATATCGTTCCTATTTTTGATTTGGAGTATTTGTTCATCAAACTTCGCGCATTTTCAATTGACAGTGTAATTAAAATCTCATACAGAGATGGCGAAGATCAATCTGTTTATGATTTCGAAATCGACTTAAACGAAGTTGAAGTTGAATTTCCTAAAAAGAACGAAAATACCATCAAAATCAACGAGGATACTGGATTAATTATGAAATATCCTCCTGCTTCTCTCTATTCAGATGAAGAATTCTTGAGTTTACAGAAAGATCACCTTTTTGAGTTAATCGTTCGATGCGTAGACAAAGTTTATACAGGTGAAGAAGTTTATGAAGCCAAAGATTTCAACCGTGAACAACTTTCTGAGTTTCTTGAAAACCTGAATATCAAAGTTTTTGAGAAAGTTCACGAGTTTTTGTTGAATACACCAAAACTTAATCACGTTATAAATTACAAAAACAAGTTAGGGAATGATAGAAAAATCGTATTCAGCTCGTTAAACGATTTTTTTACTTGGCGCTGAGTCATAACAGCCTAAAAAATCACTACAAGACTATTTTTTCGTTAGCTCAGCACCATAAATACTCAATTAACGATCTTGAAAATTTGATTCCTTTTGAAAAGGACATTTACGTCAATTTGTTGATGCAATATTTGGAAGAATTAGAAAACCATAAGAAAAAGAACAGCGTTTAATGGTCGTAAACATACTAAATTCTATATCTAACAGCATCAGAAAGATGGGGCAAGACAACGGACAATTCCGTCAAGTTGCCGCACAGCAAAATAGTAGTATTTCAAGATTTATTCGTGACATTTCCAAGTTTTTTGGTTCTCAAAGCAGACAACAAAGCGAATTAAGCAACAGCATTGGCGATCTACAACAGACTACAATGCAAACTTCACAGAGAGTCAATCAAACCAATGACCTTCTACAAGAATCTATCTCTGTACAAACCCAAATGCTCGCTGAACTTAGAAACGTTTCTAAAGGAATCAGCAATCTTTTAAATTTAGCAGGAGCTACAGGTGGTGGTGCTGATGGAACTGGTGGTGGAATTGGCGGTTTTATCGGTGGTTTAGTTGGCGGAGCAGCTCTAACCGCTGGTCTTGGTGCTGCGGCAATGTCAATGACAGGTGGACTTGGTGATTTAAGTGGGATGCTTGGTAACTCCTCTGGTGTAGGTTTTTCTGACACAGGTGGAAATAGAGATAATGGCGGTGGTGGTAAGTTATCAGTAGGACAAATGGTCCAACTTGCTAAAGAAGCAGGGTTTAGTGAACAAGAAGCAGTCATTATGGGTGCTATCGGAGCTGCAGAGTCGAGCGGTATCACATCAGCGCACAATCCAGATGCATCTACGGGGGACAATTCTTACGGATTGTGGCAAATTAACATGCTCGGGAAACTTGAGCAAGAAAGAAAACAACTTTTTGGTATTTCAGAGAACGAACAACTTAAAGATCCAAAAATAAACGCTGCTGCTGCTAAAAAAATATACGAACAACAGGGGTTTAATGCTTGGAGTGTTTATAAGTCTGGCGCGTATAGAAAATATCTAGGCACAGCGCAACAATCACTTTCAGAAAAAGATGATGCATCGGCTCCTGCCGGCACCATGGTGCAGCAAGAAGGACCGATGGGTAGTGGAGCAGTTCTAGAAAAGCAAAGAGAATTGGCTGGAATTAGAAAACTGCCGTTAAGCACCAGACTTAGAAGCGTTTTAGATCAAGCTGCAGCCAGTGTTGGTGTTCAAGCAATCGTTTATTCCGGCGGTCAAGCACCAAAAGGTTCTGGTGGCCCGCGCACAGGATCAACAAGACACGATCATGGTAATGCAGCTGACTTGTATTTGGTTAAGGATGGAAAAAAACTTTCAGACACTAACCCAGAAGATAGAGCCATCATGGCTAAATTCGTCTCTGCAGCTGTCTCAGCTGGTGCAACAGGCGTTGGTGCGGGTCACGGTTACATGGGACCCTCAAACATACACGTTGGGTTTGGAAATCCAGCAACTTGGGGTGGTGCACCATGGATTCAATCAGCTGCCGCAGGAATAACCAATAACCAAGACTTGAGTTCTGAAGGTGGTGGTTACCAAACTGCTGGAGGTGATGGTTATGTTC